ATGCATAGAGGGAAGGAATGTAGGAGACCCTCCCCCTATGGCTGCGACAGATTTTTATTTTATATTTTATTCTGTCGGTTGCCGAATAGGAGTTTTGGTAGTTGGTTTGATTGTTGTCCAAACATTTTCGATTGGACCATTATCAACAATCCAATTGATTGCTGCTGCTTGCACACCAAGCTCTTCAGTGATGTCGAGCAAGTCATCAGTGTTGCCCATGACAAAAGCTAATAGCTCGGGTGTATTGTAGTCATTGTCTGTATCATACTTGTACCATTCATCCCATTGAGTAAAGGGATTGTATGGATTGTCATACGTTGTTAGCATGACATCAAGTACTTCATCGTACTGTTCGTCCATTGACTACCTCCTTTACTCTACGATGTTCTGGATGGAACTAACTGATAGACCAAGAGCTTCAGATACTTCAGCATAGCTGTGTCCATTACGAAGCATGGCCTTGGCTCTACTTGCTTTGGCTAATGAGATAGACTCACTCTTACGAGGAGTAGCTAACTGCTTAAGCCTGTCTGCATCTGAGTACCTGATGATCTGTGTTAGTTTGTTAGTAGACACAGCTCCAGCTTGAATAGCTGCCCACTCATCATCGTCAATGCTAATCCTTACCTTCTTACCAGAAGCTCCAACTTGTACACGAGCTGCCGCAATAGATTGTTGCTTAAGCTTCTTAAGTTGGTCTGGCTGCATGTCGGGAGTTCGTTTAGATGCAATGGTTCTGTTAGCAATCAGTTGTGCTTGACGTTCTTTAGGCGCATTCATAAGTGCATCACTAAGCTTCTTGTCTAATGACTCGAGCTGAGGTCTGTACTTAATCTTAGCTTCCTTACTGATGTGCATGTTAGGAGTCTTGTCTACTAGATCACGACCCTTCTGCTGTAGCTTACCAAGAGCATTGATATAATTACCATACATGTTCTCGATAGGCGTACCAGAACCTAGCTTCTTAGCATCATCAACCATATCAACAATAGCTTTCTCTGTTCCTTTCTTACGAACAGTCTTAGTGATTGTTGGTTTGAGCCTTGGGTTAGCTGCTAGTTCTTCAGGAGACCGGTGTCTTTCTACCTTCTCTGTTTCAGATATCTTTCTCTTGGACAAGGAAATAAGAGTAGATGCTCCAGTCCCTTTGCTACCAGTTAAAATATTGGTATGCAATTGGTATTTCTTTTTAAGAGATGCAATATCATTTTCTCTTTCAGATCTCTTATAATCTAGACTATGTTTCTCTGCATCAATAACAACCATTGAATGTCGTACTGCACGAGCAATCTCAGATTGTGATGCGTTCTTAATAGTCATGTCAGTAATAAGATTAGATACTTCGCCCATTTGTTTTTGAGTATCGATCTTCGGAGGCTTAGGAGTATAATAAGCTTTGGTATCAAAGTTCTTTAACTCCTTCAATGAGCGAGCAGTTTTAATTTGACCCTTGTTGTTTGGAATAACCATAACAGAGTCACCATCAAAGTCTGCCCCTGAAAGTTTAGATGCAACAGATGAATCTATACCAATGGCATCTTTGGCATTACGCATAAATTTAGCTGCGCCACTTCCAAGTTTATTATTAACAGTTAGTTCTGGTAATTCAAATCTCCCTCCATGAGGATAACGAACGAGTACTACTTTCTCACCATTCTTAAATGATGGCGCATATACTTCGTTAGCTTTAATACCATCGAGAGGTAACAACACTTTACCTTTCATTCGATCGAACCCTGTTAATTTAAGAGACTGTCGTTTCGAATCTAAGCCATCAATGAAATCATTCATCAAGGCTTTTTTAACAACAGGATTCGTTAACTTAGAAATCTCTTCGTACTCTTTCTTAAGTTTATTGTATGTTGTTTCAATACGATCCTTAACAAGAGCAGGTGGTTGTTTAGATAAGAACTGAGAAGATAAAGTTTTAGACCAGGAATTCCAGTCACCTTCTTCATTAACCTTATTGATTGCACCTTTCTGTCCACCTGGTTTAATAGTTGCACCAAATGGATTATCAGGATCATCTTTCAAAGGTTTCAGTACTTTCTCTGGAGGAGTCCCTCGTTTCTTGTTGGTGTTGAAAATAACATCGACACCTTTTGGAAAGTCTTTTGGATCTCCATAAACAGCCATCCCTTTAAGATAATGAGTTCCACCAACTCCAATGCGAACCTGAGCATAATGCGAATTACCTAGATCAAGATCTTTTACTCCAGGTCTCAACTGCATTACCCCATCTTTTGCCGTGCCGCCATCTTCATCGTACTTAATTCCCACCCGTTTCCAATCAAGGTGCTGAATAGGCTTAAGTCCGAGTTGAGACACACCATGTTCATCTTTGTAAATAAGAGGTGGTGTAATCTTATCTCTGTTTTGTCGCACTACAGAAATATCGGGTTCTTTAGATAAGACCTTCATTTCAACCCAGTGAGCATCATTGGTTGCGTTCTTAACATAAATGTTGTGAACATGATAACCTTTTTCTTCTAACTGTTGTGTAGCACGTTTAAGCATACTGTCATTAATACCAAGTTGTTGGGCCGAGCCAGAACCGATATCAATGTAGTCATACTTACCTACCAGTTTCTCCAAGTCACCTTTGACTTGTTCCATTCTGGTAACATTATGTTTAACCTTGGCATTTAAGTTCATACGAACAGTGGATTCAGGGATACCTAGTTGTCTAGATATCTCAATCGATCCGAATCCTTTATCTGCTAATTCATTGATTCGAGATATATTGTTCTTACGAATCTCTTGTTTAGCGATATTGTTCCGCTTACGAAACTCTGTTGTAGATATGCCAAGTTTGTTCGCTATTTCCGTGTCTGTTAATCCGGTCTTGCGGTATTTAGCCACAACATCAGACCATCCAGTTGCACGTTGGTATGAATTATCTCCGGAACCCCAAGCATAGCGACCACTGTGAGGAACGGAGCCTTGATGTGGAGTTCCTCTATGTTCGAGGTACTCTTGTAAAGTTTCCGACATCATTCACCTCACGGTTTGTTTTCAAGTAATGCTGAGAATTCCTTAATGCTATGCATAATATCATAGACATCTTCGGGCTCAGGAATTACTTCATCAATGTTATCCCCTTGATAAATACGTAGAATCATGTCTGTCTTTTCAGGTTTTACAGAATACTCAAGACAGAAATATGCAGCATACACTAACAATTGTTCCATCTTAGGTTTAGTCACACCTGTTTTCAAATCATGAATACGTAGGAATCCACGAGGATTATCTTTCTTTGGAGGATCATATCGAATTGCATCCGCGGTGCCAAACGCATAAGGACTGTAAAATAATAGGACTTCGCTGTCCATGTTGAATCCTATTGCATCATTAACAAAATTGGCTAAGGCTGGATGCGTATGTCCAGGCAATAACCTAATTCGTTTGTTAATAGCTTCAGATGCAAATTCGTGTAACTCCGTTCCCCGTTGTTTCGCTAGCTCGTTTTCAAATCGGCTAACGACTTTCTCGGGAGTATAATTTATCCAGTGACATTGACTAGCGCTTAGAAACGAATGTTTCCCTTCGTAGTCGTAATGTCTGTTCCATTTCATGCAAAACTTCCTCCTTGTTTTCAGGATATATAGTCCTAGCCCAACCACCGTTGTCGTTATACTTCTTCAAGTAATATGGTTGGTTCGGACGATATGGTGCCTTAGCACTCTTCTTGCATTCAAGATGAAATGACCAAGGACCTACATCCACAGACAAATCAGGAATCCCTTGAATATGCTTAGCATCGTTCTTCTTAACGATCGCATCAGGAATCAAAGCCTCAATATCTTTAATTAAGACTCGCTGAAAATCTCTTTCCAATTTGCCCATTGTTGCTGCACCCAATTCCTCTCGTTGAATTTTTCTTTGGTTTTAATCGCTTTATAGACGGCGTCGTCTATACATTCCGAACTCTTTAGATAGATATAATGCATTGTATCAAATGGCGTATTAATACGATTTATGCGTCCTTCACTCTGCTCCATAATACGATATGAATAGTTGAGTGAGTAAAATAGAATTGTATCAGTTGTAATACAGTTCCAGGCTTCTGATCCGGCAATATACTGAACTAAATAAATCCAGCCATCGCCATCATCCGGAATACTCTCATGTCGAGAACCATTCCATTGTCTATATCTAAGTCCGAGTTCTTCACAAATATCAATTAGAATCTCCAACTCATAAATGTAATTGTAGAACACAATCAATTTATCTTTGGTCATGACATGTTGTTTTGCATTCTCCTTTCGACGATCACTAGAACAAACTATTTTTCTAAGAACTTGTGTGAACTCAGAGGCGTTCATAATAGGTTCGTTGGTGAAAGGATTAAACCTGGATTTAACAGTTTCGTCATACAACTTTCTGTCGAAGTCACAGGTTACAAATACACGATCTATCTTAGTCTTACGGAAGTCCGCCATAGACACAATAATAGCTCGCCTATATCTTTCTAATCGATCTACCTTGTGGTATCTCTTAATTTGAGGGAATGACGTATATGGTTTGTACTCAACATGCTCATCAATAAAATGAGACTTGTTGCGATAGAATCCATTGGCTATGAATAATACCATAAAGTCAATCCAAGTATCACCTGGTGTAGCAGATAACATAATCCATTTATTACGCCTGCTAATATCAATCAAGCTGCGTCCCCATGTTCCATAACCAACAGCACGTTGTTCGTCAAAAATAAAGAAAGCATCTTTGACATCTTTGTACTTTTTGATATTGTTCCATGAATCGACAACTCCATTTATACCAAGCAACTCAAAATCACGTTGCCATTCTTTATCATCTCGCTTCTTTGCGACAGTGATAATATAAAGCGGTTTGTCCGAATGATTACGTATGTAGTAGAATAGGCCCGTTAAAGATTTACCCGAGCCTACTTTACCACAAAGCACACAACCATCTCTAAGATGATCTAATGCTTGTTCCTGATAATCATATAGTTGGACCATTAAAATCCGTATTTACGAGCCAATGGTGTTGATTGTACGTGGATATATGCTTTAGATAAGTCAAGACGTGCGTAAGTTCCACGTTCGTGTTTCTCACGACGACGAATGACCATGTCGCAAGCACGGATTTCCATTTCGTCAATCATACCATACATATCCGGAGTTAGGAAAGTGATGTTGTCAGTTGGTACTTCTTCATCAACATCCAATTCGCCATCGTCATTGATAAGCGCAATAACCGGAGTACTGTACTCAGTATATACTTTGACCTTGATGAAATACGTTGGTTGTACAACATCTGGGTCGAGGTCTGGGTTCTTAGCTGCAGGATCGTGAAGTTTAACATTGATTCCATAATCTTGAAGAACTGGAACATCTTCTGGATCGATCACAATTTGGAAATTCCGGTCACCGAGAGCATTAAACTCAGTCTTACGACCTTCGAAGTTCGGTCTAAACATAAACTGAACGTTTTCCAATTGCAACTGTTTATTACTAATAGCTAATACTTTTGTCATTTTTAAAATATCCTTTCGATTTGTTTTGACATAAAAATAGCAAGAAAAAAGTAAAAGATCCTAAAATCTTTTATCCCTTCCTATTATGTGCCAAGTAATTTCTGCGAAATCCGCAAGCAACAAAATTAGGCTACCGCCGAAGTTTCTTCTGAAACCTCAGGCGATAAACCTAGAACAACTTGATAATCGGTTGGCATGTCATCGACAATTTCATTGATGTCTCCAACTTTCATAATCTTCTTCAAACCTTCGAGAGCGACTCTGTCATAATATGCAAAGTCAACATCATCGTCCTTAAATTCCGCAGATTGCTTGAACTTAAATCCTTTCGTGCCAGTTACTGACTTGAATGTTTCATTGTCTTCAGTCCACAATGCTTCTTCTCCAGTGAGAGATGCATAAATAGATCCTACTTTACCAACGAACTCTTTACCAAGATAAATATGGCCCTTCGATTGTTTGGTTAGGAAGAAATCTTTCTCCTCAATACGTTCCTTAGTCCATACTCGTTTCAACAAATATGGGTTCAAGAACTCAGCTCCAGTCGGAGACCAGCTATCATCTTCAAGCTGAGCAATATAAACAGCATTGTTAATCAACGCCATACGTTTATAAGTGTGCTCATGCTCAAATTTATAATTGTATTGAGGCAGTGCTCCAAATTTATGAACGAAGTCAATAATGTAATCGTCCACATTTGGAATCTTAATCGAGTCCGTCTTAATATGAGCGACCTCATATCCTTCGTCCTCAACTGCAAAGCGTAAGTCGACCATAAATAAAGCTCCACGTTTAGCAACAATGTTGTCAACGTTTGATGGGTGTTTAAATTTATTATCAAACTTAGCCGATGTCATACCATATACTGAGTTGATTACAATCTTCAATGCTGTTACCAATGGTTTGATATATTCTGGATTATCCAAGAACGGAGCTAGGATACCATCAAACATTTGTTTAACTTCGTCGATCTTGTTATGTTTAAGTAATACGCGAACTTTAAGCAAGTCAGCATACCTCTGAGTATATGGTCCAAAATAATTCATATTCACGAGACTGTTCGGATGCATAGACTCGACGTCAAGCAAGCCAACGTTCTTGTAAATACCTGGTTTAGCATACACATAACCACCCTCGCCGGTTTCAATACCACGATATGTGGATTTACCGAACTCGTAGACATAACCAGGAAATGTCTTAGACAGATCAACATAATTGAATTTGTCTTGTGGTCGTGGATCATTGCCGAAGATAAATAATGCGGTCAACTGGTTGTTAGTTGCATTCATGGATCCACGTGAAATGGTTGCTAGGATTTCACGAGCAACGTAGTCTGCGTAAACAGCGTCAAACAATTTCTCAGTAGCATCAACGTCATTGACACAGTAGTCTACAACGACTGGTACTAAATGATCTGGTACTGGTTGATCCCAAGGGATTTCCATTTCCACGTGTTTGATACCGAGTTCAACTTCCCATTTCTTAAGCGACTGTTTTTTCTGACTGTACTCATAAATATCAGCATAGCTAATTTCATAAGCAGCTGCATACATTCCAGTCTTGGCATTCTTCTCGTTGATAATACGATGTGACTGTTGGAACAAATCCATTTCACTACCGCCTAGAAGTCTCGCATAAAGAATATGGTTGTCGTATCGCCGATTGTTAAATCCTACGAGAGGGAACGAAAGCAAATATTCAATCTGCTCAGGAGTCGGATTAATCCATTTAACGAATTCATCGTCTCCATATTTCTTCCATACCACAACAAACAGATTAGGATACACCTCGATATCAAAGAACACTAATTCTTCTTTGGGATATATCTTTGTGAACCCTGTAAGTCGATCTTGGATCTTATCTTCATTCTCGTCTCGAAGTGTTGACCAAGGAATCTTCTGAACAACCTTCAAACAGTACTCACGATTATTTGTTGATTTCAATGCTCGCATCATACAAGCATGTCGTAAATCATTCAAGTCGTATTCTAGACCTTGATCATGAGCCTTCTGAATTTCATGAGCAATCCAATCGATGGTTGGTTTGGTATTTGGATGTGATGGTTCCTTACCTTCAATCATACCCAACTGTCGTTTTACAAAATTACGTAATACCTGTTCGGTATACACAATATCTTCTATCTCGCTATACACCACAGCCTCCTTCTCTCTTAGTGGGAGACCTGAGGATATATGCGCGATTTCATACTCATTAGCTTTCATGTTGATACGTCGTAGAGAAGACTTCCCACGATATACCTTGATCTCCACATCCTCTTCGACCAAATTAGATAACTCATTCACATTACCGTCATAAATATAATGCAAGTGAATACCATTGCCGGATTTGGATAGTTCGGCATAAGTCGGAGGGAACTGTCGGGCGGCTTCCTTGTTCAGTTCCAAATCCTTCTTGCCTGTCTCTGGGTTCTTTTTATCTAAGTCAATAATAACATGACTCAGCGGAACTTTAACCCAGTGAAGTTGTTCCGTATCGATATCTGCCAACACAGTCTTAACATCATCCCACTTCGCTAAAGGATTACCTTTCGAATTTGCAGGTTGTGCTGGGAATGCTGCGGCGATACCATTGAAATATGACGGATTGTCAAGAAACGTGAGCCAATCTTCTTTTGCTTCTTCAGAATGTACGAAGCGACCATCGGTCTTATCTCCAAGCCCTTCTGGATATACGACTTCCCATTTGAATCCTCGATATAAATTCTTGTAACGAATATTATCGATCCGAATCTCTGTATGGAACTCGTCAAAATATCGCATGAGCTCTTTCTTGATCTTAGCTTTGTATCCTTCCGTCTTAAATCCTAGATCTTCCAGATATTCTTTATACATCTCAGCAACTCGCTTGAGTGTAATATCCTTACCAATCTCCATTGCGTTACTTCGAACAAAGTCAAATATGATGTCCGTGTTAACCGCCATCTCAATATCGAAGTAGTCGTCGTAGAAAGAATAACCAAGTTCTTGGAAAGTATCCATAGCCATCGAGGCAATATACGGAACCTCATACTTTACTCTATCAAATAACGCATCATACTCTTCGTGTGTAAATTTACGACCACTAGGATTTACTACAACAGCCCGTCGAGTAATCCCCGAGTCGATATTCCTAACACGATATCGTTGGTTTGACGCAGTTACCAATAATCCACTGAATGTTACATCATACGGTTCTTTGTATTTCTTGTTTACAGATATGGTTTCATGAGATGTCAGTTTCAACAATGGAGTATCGTTACTGATCCTGGAAATATCCGTATCATCGGCGATCAACAAAGGAACCTCTCGGCTCTGTCCTG